AGATTTTATCTAACGCTTCCACTACATCCGGTTTCTGTTGTCATAATTAAGCTGTCGAGCAGGTCATATGATAAACGCACTATTTTGTCATTACCAAGGTCTACAATTGCCGTTACCCATACCGTAATATCGCTGTTATAATCATTCTTGCGACCTTGCCAGTTTCTAACCCATTCAACTTTTTCAATCTTAATAACTTCGGCGGCGTATGCTTCGGTGCAATTGTTTGCAAACATTTTAGTTTGGTCATTCAGCATTGCGTCAAATGTGTATTCATCGTCAAATGTTAACCATTCTGTTATAAGCTTCGGTATAGATTTCAACTGCGACAATGTCAAGTAATCGTTTTTGATAATGTCTCTGATTTTCATTTTTCTTACCTCCGTTTTTATTTGTTGACTCAATGTTATCATGATGATACAACAATGTCAAGCATAAAATTAAAAATGAGACTAAAGTCCTATAAAAACTTGGAGGGTGGAAGAACGTAAATCTTTTGGCAGTGGAATAGCATTACTATGTCAAATAAAATCGATTACAGGGCAAATATGGAGGTGAGAGCATGGCAAGAGGAAAGAAAACATCGGAGGATAAAAGAGAACAAGTTAAAGCTGTATTAATGATTAATCCAGAAGCAACAGGCAAGGAGATAAGCAAGATTATCAAGATACCTGAGAGAACAGCATATGATTTGAGGAATAAAATTATTGATGATGATTCAGATACATTTGCAGAACTTCGCGCAAAGAAAAAAGAAGAGTTCATCACCGAAGCCTGGGAAGTAGTAAAAAAGGCACTTCTCGCCACTAATCTTAAAATAGATTCCTTATTAAATAATCCCGAGAGCCTTGCCAAGGCTAATATCCGCGATATAGCAATAGCCTTAGGCACAATCTACGACAAGCAAGCCCTGGCATCCGGCGAACCTACTATGATAAGCGAGAGACAAGAGCCGACTCCTGACCTTGTCAAAGAGTTAGAGGACAAAATCAAGCGTTTGAAACAACTAACAGGGTCATAAACCGTTGATATTACTACATTCCTAAAAACATTGCGCGAAATATCTATTTAGTGCAATCAGTTTTTAGCATAGGGGTGCATGGTATTATGCTGTGTTATTCCTATATAAGGCTGTAGCTGTAGCCTTATGTGGTAGGCTGTAGCTGTTGAGGTTGTGTAAGTCAACAGGGGGAGGGTACTACCCCGGTCACAAACGGAGTGGGGTGGGGGTATATAGATATATCCCACACATACCTCGCATATAATAAAAGGCTTCAAAATTACCCCCGCAAAACCCAAAATACCTAATAATCATGCAAGCCAACCGAATAATTATTCAAAAAATGCTAAAAAAGACGGGTTTATACTTTTCATACTGCATAAAACTAACAAAAGTCGGTGATAACATGGATATATGGAAGAATCCAGAAGTAATAAAACTATACAATGAAATAGAAGCACTACAAAATACAATAGACAAACGGCTGAAAGAAAATCGGCTTGAGATATATAATACAGGTGAAAAAATCCATAAGAAGCAGATAACTTTCCATGAAAGCAATAAGAGAATTAAATCTGTATTTGGGGGAAACAGAACCGGCAAAACTGTAGCAGGTGCGGTTGAGGCTGTATGCAGAGCATTAGGCTATAATAGGTTCCAAAACTATAAGCCTTCTTCCGGGTGGGTTGTTTCTCTTACTGGAGATGTACAGCGTAAAGTTGCACAGGCTGAAATATTGCGCTGGCTGCCTAAAAAGGAAATCGCCAATATAATTATCCGGCATGGCAGAAAAGACGATTTGGAAGGATCGCTGATTGATGAGATCCGGCTTAAAAATGGTTGTTTTATCGGCTTCAAGACTTGCGAACAAGGCAGAGAATCATTCCAGGGTACATCGTTGGGGTGGGTTTGGTTTGACGAAGAACCTCCGGAGGATGTGTTCAAGGAATGTTGGATGCGTGTCATGGACACAAGAGGCTTCATATGGTTTACTATGACACCTTTACTTGGCTTAACATGGGTTTATACTTTAGTTTATCTTAACGAAAACAATAACCCTAACATAGAATATTTCGAGTTTGAATGGGCTGATAACCCCTGGCTTTCACAGGAGGAAATTGCAGAGCTTGAAATGGTAATGACGGAGGAAGAAAGAGAAGCTCGACAATTCGGGCGATTTACTTCCTTATGCGGCTTTGCTTTTCCTGAACTCAGGAAAGATATTCACATAAAGAAAATTCAAGCTGTGCCTGACTGGTATAAGCGATATGTCTCAATAGACTACGGTTTTGACAGTCTGGCGGCTATATGGTATTACGTTGACAATTACGGTCATGCAAGAGTATATAGAGCGTTGCGGAAGAAAAATTTAATAATATCAGATGCCGCAAGGGAATTATTGAAATATACCGGCACAGAACGCATTGATGCTTATTATGCCCCTCCTGACTTGTGGAACCGCAGACAGGACACAGGCAAAAGCGCGGCAATGATATTCTATGAAAACGGCATACAACTGCTTAAAACTTCAAATGACCGTGAACAAGGTTGGCTAAATGTCCACGAATGGCTAAGACCTTACGAGACAAAGGATGAACAGACAGGAGAGGCTTACAAAACAGCAAATTTGACCTTTGATGAAGGTTTGGACCCTGACCTATGGAAACATCTTACGACTATACAGAAAAGCGAACGTAATCCTAATGACGTAGCAACTCAACCCCATGAATTGACACATTATTGCCTTTCGGGCGATACAATAATCAATACTCCAAACGGAGATTTTTGTATTAAAGATATGGTTGGTGCAGAGGGTGATGTGTATTGCTACGATGAAATAAACAAACAAAAAACAATATCAAGATACCATTCCGTAATGCTTACAAAAAAGAATGTACCTGTGTTTGCTGTTGAAATGGATGATGGAACAATAATCAAAGCAACACAAGAACACAAGTTTTTAACAATAGAAGGATGGAAAATGTTAAAAGATTTAAAAGAGGGCGATGAAATAATAAAAATATCGCAAAATATCAGCAAATAACTTGCAATTACCGATACATTGAGGTATAATAGTGTTGAGGTGATTTAAATGGAGAGTTTAGAAATACAAGAAGAAACAAGGGTTGTTAGGTTTATAGAGTTTGATGGCAAAAGGTTTTATTCAGACAACAGGGGCTATTGGGTAACTAATACAAAGGATAAAAAGGGAACAAAAAAGAGACTTCATGTATATATATGGGAAAAGTATAACGGAGAAGTACCCGAAGGATATCATGTCCACCATGTTGACGGTGACAAGAGCAACAATGACATTTCTAACTTAACATTAATGAATCAATCAGAACACATGAAACACCATAACAATACTGATGAAATGAAGGCAATGTTTAGGGCAAATTTAGCCAAAAACGCAAGACCAAAAGCAATAGAATGGCATAAATCAGCGGCTTCTACAGAATTTCATAAGGAACATTGGAAAAACAGTATCGGTAAATATGTTGGCATTTACGAAAAGAAAAACTGTGCATACTGCGGCAAAGAATTTGATGCCCCTATATTAAAGCCCAACACAAAATTTTGTTCTTCAAAATGCAAGGGTACAGCAAGAAGAAAAAATCGTAAAGATGATGTGGAAAAAGTATGCGTTATGTGTGGTAATAAATTCATGGGTAATAAGCACAATGGAGTAAAAACATGTTCACATAATTGCAGAACTGCTTTAACAAATAAGACAAAGGAAGAAAGATATGGCAAAAGTAAAGGGTGTATATCCCGCAGGGCGTGAAGACGTTTACAATATGGAAGTCGAGAACCACCATAACTATTCAGTTAATGGTGGTTTTATTTTGCATAACTGCGACAGTTTAAGATGCTTCTGTATAGCACGGTTAATACCTGTAAAACAACCACAGGAACCACAGTATTACAATTTCAACTTTGAAAAACCAAAGCCCGATAATTACTTCGGCAATATGACTGATGAATATATGGAATATGGAGGA